GCTCGACCCGTTCAACGATCTTTTCAGCGGAGACACCTCGACCGGTGAGTTCGGCGGCGATACTGGTTCCCCTGTTAATGACGGCCTGTTCATAACGGGCGGTCAGGCCGTTCATGTTGGTCCCGAACAGGCGGGCGAACTCTTGGGCCGCCGGGTTGCTCGGGGACGTCTCCCGGAGGGCGTCGAATAGGGCCCGGGCGGTTGCCTGCGGCGAGTTCTGAAAGGTGTAGGCGTCGGTTACAAGTTCCCGCATGATTTCCCGTTGGGAATCGGTCATGTTGGTAATGAGTTCTCCGGCTCGGGTGCGGGCGTATGCGGACGCTTCAATGTTGCGGCGGTCAAACCGGAAGCCCATCAGGGCGACGTCGGAGGGTGTCGGGGTTGTGGCTTTGCCCACGGCGGAATAGGCCCGGGAAAGGAGTCGGGCTAGTTCGTCCTCGGCCTCCCGTTGCGAACGGATGAACTGTTGCCGAAGCACGTCTTCGATCAGCGGACGGAACTGTTGGGCGGTGGCAGTCGCTTCCCGGGTGGCCTGTTGAAGTCCGTCGGAGGCGAACATCTGTTCGATGTCGGAAGGCATCGCTTCGAACAGAAGTTGGAGCACGTCGGTCATCGACGTCTCGGCTTCCGACAGTTCGTCGCCGGGCTTTCTGAACGCCTGTTGGCCGCTTGTCCGCTTGAACAGGGGCAGGCGGCCCCATCCGGTGCGCTTCCCGACTTGAACGGTGCCCACCGTTAAACCGCTTCTGCGTTGCCTGTCGGAAGTCCTGCGATTCCTCGAAGATACGATTCGAGATTTTCGTCGGGGAACAGGGGAGCACCCGCTTGGGCGAGGCTCGTGATGAAGCCGCCGATTTGGGCGAGGTCGATGTTCTTTGGCGTTGAATAGGTGAGTGACGGCGACAGTTCCTCGCTCACCCCGTTCAGGCGCATGAGTCGAGGAATCCCATGCTGGTTAAAGACTTCAGCGATTTCGGAAAGGTACGCCTCGATGCTTCGAACGAACAGGTCAATCTTCGAGACGGAAAGGGCCTGTGTTCCAATGCGTTCGTGGCCAAGGAGCAGAAAGTCCGCAAGGACGGTCATCGAGATGCGTTGGTCGTAACGGCTAACGATTGCGTCGGTGTCGAACTGTCGGCTTCCACCGGAGGACAACAGTTTCAGGTCGAAAGCCGGGTTCCCGGTGTCAGGGTCGTAAGCGAGGGGGAACACGACGCCCTCTTGCTCGTCTCGCTTGATGTTGCGAACGATCTGTTTGATGGCATCGAGAGCGGCCCGCTCTTGGGCGGTGGCAGAGTTCGAAAGCAGTTGCGGCGGAACGAGCGCAACGGGGAGCCCGGCGAGGTCACGCTCGATGCCGATGGCTTCAATCTCTTGGATGCGCCGTTTGTAATACCACGGGACGAAAGCGTTGCGGAGGACAGAACGACCCTGCGGGTTGTTCATCTTCGACGTGGTGCGGAAAAGCAGACACTTCTCGATTGGAAGGTACACGTTGCCTTTGCCGGAGGCGTAGGGGTCCATTTGGTAGGCCCCTTGGATGCCGCCGGAGGCGTCGAGGTTCCACCGTTGAATCGTGTCTTGGGAACGGACCGGCAGTTTGCGCCATCCGATGCGCCCGTCTTTGTATTTCGAGCGGGTGCGGGCGTCGTTGGTGAATCCCTGTCGCCGTTTGTAAACGATTTCGTGGAGGGAGAAGCCGTACACGAGGAACGACAGGATTGCGGAAAGGGTGTCGTCCCACGATGAACTCATGTCGGTCATACATTCCGAAATGAACTCGGCCTCTTTAACGGCGGCGGGGTCGTTTGCGTCGGCAGGCTCGACGGACCAATCGACGGCCCGAATGATCATTTCGATGCTCGAAAGCATGGCCCCGATCACCGGGTCGTTGTCGGCCATTTCCCGATAGTTGGCAAATGCCTGCTTCCCTTGGAGTTGCCGGAGGAAGTCGTCTCGGATGATGCCGCCGCTTTGCTGTAGGCCGGAGGACCCGACTTCCATGAAGTCGGTTGAACTGGCTTTAGCCTTTACAACGGGAGAATCGGGTTCCACGGTCGGAATGTTAGCGCATTAGAAACCGCTAACCCTGTTGCTCGTCAGATTCGAAAGCGGCTCGGAACAGGATGGCCCTCGATGAGCCGAAGGCGGTCGTTTGCGGGCCCAAGGACAGGTTTGGGGTGGAGAGGACGGTGCCGGGGGTTTCGCCGCTCTTGCGGGCTACAACGTGGTAATGCTCGAACGTTCGGAGGAACGCCTCCACGTCCGGTTGCCAAGCCTCGTGAATCACGGTCAGGTTTGGGCGGGCCCCAACACGGAACTCCATTGTGAAGCCGGTGACGGTGTTGGGGTCGATGCCAAGAGCCCGGAGCACGTCGGCCCCGAAGCGTTCGGACCACATTGGCTCCGGTGCGGGTTTCTGCTTTCGACGGCGGAAGGGCATGGCCCAACAGTAGCCGGTTCAGCAGGCGGTTGCGGCCCTCTCTTGGGCGCAAAGGGCTTCGGAGTGTGCGATGTTCAGAAAGCACTTGTCGCAACCGAGCCGGGTGTGTTTAACGCCGGGCGTTATGTCGTCGGGCCCGGTGGCGTATTCGCAATAGGTGTCGCCGGAGACTCCTTGGTATTCCCGGCGAACCCATCCGGTGCCCTTTCGGTATCCGGCCATTAGAACCCTGCTCCGCTCTTGGAACGGGCGGGGCCCATTGGCTCGACGATCATGCCGCCGTCCTTCGGGAACAGGTAGGCCACGGTTTGGGCGACCTCGCTGTTGTAAACCTCGTATTCCTCGGTTCCGTCGGAGTGGAGCCATGCCCGGACGATTCGCCAACCCGCTTCACGGTCGGTGTCCACTAGGGCCAAGTCATCTTCGAACATCGAGACGTCTCGAACGTTGCGGTTGTTCGGGTCGATGGCGAGAGGCGTGGCCGCAAGGGCCTTGGCGATGGCGGCGACTCGGCGGGTTGCCCGGTCCGCCGCAAGCGTGTCGCCGGTTCGGGCGTGTTCGTACCGGCCTAACAGGGCTAGGTCAGTATCAAGGCCATCGAGTTCCCGGAGGACCCGGGTGATCGAGCCGGTCACTTGGCCACCTCCTTCGCCTTCTCGGATGCGAGGGCCACGAAGTAGGCCTTGGCCTCGGACAGGGTGCGGAACTCGTGAACCTCGTTCTCGCCCTCTCCCCGGAAACTCCGCCAGTTGTTTGCCACATACGCCCGATCTTTGCCGTAGTGCTCGACGTAGACCTTCGGACGCTTGGCGTAGGCCCCAAGGACGATTCGGTGGTATTCACCCTCGTGGGTGACGTACAAGGTCACGATGGTTTTCCGACGGCCTTCGTCGCAAACGGTGTCGTGGATGATGTTGAGGCTCGGGGCCTCGGGTGTGGTCGGTGTGTTTGTCATGAGAGAAGCATAGGGGACAGAACGGGCCGTGTCAAGTCTTTATTCGGGATTTCTTTGGATAAATCCAAAGTTTATGTCTGAGCAGGGGTTTCGTGGCCGTCAATCTCGAACATTCCAATAGATCGAGGTTGCGAACCCTGCCAAGATGAACAAGAGGATGAGTTGCCGCATAACGGCAGTTTAACGCTCCGGGCTCGATGCCGGTGTACCCGTACATTCGGCGCATTGGGCCCTATTTCGCCGCCTGCGGCCCGCAATCAGCGGCGGGATGTCAGACACCGGGATTTGGAACCATGCTCCGCATTGGAAGCATTTGCGCCGGGCGTAGGTGGGCAGGAACCATTGGGTCATTTGCGGTCAAGAGCCTTCTCGATGCTTTGAATGACCCGACGAACCCCATGAGGAACGGGATGGTCCTCTTGCCAGTATGGCCAAGGCCTGCCAATAGGTCACTTGGTCCCGGAGTCGTTCAATCTCGTCGGCGGCTTCAAGGACAAGTCCGAAAATCCGAAAGTCGTCCGTTTCGTTTCGGAGCCGGGCAACGATGTCGTCGGGTTCGGTCATTCCTCTCCCCCTTCAACGTATTCGGGCATGACATAGAAGCGGGTGCCCTCGTAAGTGTTGTACCGCCCTTTAGGGCCCGGCTCGATGCTTGTAACGATGTCGAACATCCGTTCGGTGTCTTCGAAAGCCGTGACCTCGATCAAACATTCCATGTTTCGGATGGTTTCCATCGTCTCGGCGTACAGTTTCGAAGCGCACCGGTTCGCTATTTGCGGGGTGGCGTGACGGTGCCCGCAATAGAGGCTCGTTCGGACGTCCCCGAAGTAGGCCCGGGCTTTGTAGACCGGGCCTTTCAGAATCGTGTTGTGAGTGCGCTCCACAATCACGGCGAGGGTTTCGGGCCGGGGGTCCGGCATTGGGTTGGGGCTGAGGAATCGCTCCACGTCAGGCCGCCTTTCGGATTTCGATGAGGTAGTTCCCGAATGGGGTTCGCTCTGTCACGGTGATCACTTGGTCATCGTCGCTAAGGCCCTTGGTGGCCTCTCTCATCCAGTCGAGCCAAAGGATTTGGCGGCTCTTAACCCGGGCGACTGATTCGAGGGTTTCGTGGCGGGTGGTCGGTGTCGTCATGCTTCAATCATAGGGCGGCCATTCCCGGGTGTCAAGTCTTTATTCGAGATTTCTTGCCATAGCCGGAAAGTTTATGAAGGAGCAGGGGTTTCCCGGTCAATCATTTGGCTCATCGAGCGGCCACCGAAACGTTTAACGGCTACCGGGATGTTGTTCTGAACGATTCCGATTCGAACAGATGGGGCGACGGCGGCGAGAAGGTCATTGGCCTCTTGGTTGTAATACCCGGCGGCTTGAAGGGCCTGCTCCGATGGAAAGACGTCGGCGTGGCGTTCCGTGTCCCGGTCAATGAGGGCATCCTGTTTGCCGCCAAGGGAGAAGATCGGGCGGAAGTTTGCGGGGGCGTCAGGGAGTGCCCGGCGAACCATCTCAACCTCTTTGGTGTAGGCGTAGAACAGGACTTCGGGGCGGGTGCGGGCGATCTCGAACCATCGGGTTAAGTAGTCCCGGGTAAAGAAGTCGCCGGAGTCGTGGATTCGAACCGCTCGGCCCCCGTTCGCAACCCATTCGGCAACCCATCGGTCGGCAGGGTCGTGGTCAAGGTCGTGCGGCTTGAACGTCGGGTCCATTCGGCGGTGACTGATCTCGTGAACCATTTGCTCTTGCCAAGCGTCGGGGTGGAGAAGGATGTATTCGAGGTTCCAAACGTGGCGGTCGATGACGTTCCGAAAGCGGTAGGTGCCGAAGCGGGCGTAACAGACTCGGGCGCATGGTCCGGCGTTGGGACAGCAGTTGAAGCGGCTTCCGTCTGAGAGGGTCGTTATGAACGCTGGGAGCGTCCAACCAAACACTCCGGCCTTTCGGAGTTCGCTGTTCTGCGTTAGAAGCCTGTCGGGGGCGAACGGGTGCTTTACGAACATGGTCTGATCGTAGCCGTTGGGGTGACGGTAAGCCGCCCGCCGGGTCAGGGCGGGCAGGCTAGAAGGAGTCAGTCGATTTCAGCGAGGACGTCGCAAAGTCCGAACGCCCAATCGAGTTCCTGATTCATCCGGGCGGAGGCCGGGAACCACACGATTTCGACGGCCCGTTCGAACTGTGCCATCACGTCTTTCGACAGTTGCTCGATCACGGGCGATTTGACGATTCCCTGTTCGGCCCGGGCTTCCACCATTCGGCGGCGGGACGTCAAGCCCCGCATGATGGCGGTCATGTCCGGGAGGAATCGGGCGTTGGCCCCCGCATGATGTTCGAGCGTTCGGTTGTCGGTTGCCGGGTGGTAGACCCCGGCGAGAATCCATTTGGCGGGCAGGGCCACGGATGCTCGTTCGAGCCGCCATAGTTCCTTCCGGTCGGAGTGCCCGCTAATCCTGAACAGCGGGGCGGTGTCGGTCATGGTCATGGTCATGTCGTCCCTCACTTGGTCCCAAGGACGAGTTCGGCCCGGACTCCGAGGATGCCGGTCACGAACAGGGGGCCTTCTGCCGGGCCCGTGAGTTCGCCCAACATGACCCCGTTCTTGATGCTCCACAACTGGACAACGGCGTTCGGCTCGTTGATCTTGATGGTTTGGCCCGGCCCGATGAGCAGGGTTCTGGTGGTCGGTGTGTTTGTCATGCCCCAATCGTACCGGGTCGAATGGTCCTCGTCAAGTCTTTATTCGAGATTTCGGGCGATACCGGGAAAGTTTATGAATGAGCAGGCACTTCGTAACCGTCAGAAACTTGACACTTGTGTCAAATCCGCCAATGGGACGCCTGTTCCAAAGACGACGGGATGACAATAGGCGGGGCCTGTTTGGTCAGCATGAGTTCGGTTAGGGCCCAAACGAGGGCGTCGAGGCGGTCAGGGGAATCCGCCGGGGGAACCCAAGATGCCAACTGTTCCTCCAACTCCCGGAAGATGCCACAATGGGTTATCCGGTTCTGTTCGTAAAGGGACACTACGGGCTCGGCCCGCAACGCTTTGCCTCTCATGGCGTGAACCTCACGGATTCGAACGGTGGAGTCCACGGTGCGAATGGTCGTTGCGATCATGTCGCCACCCTGATTCGTCTCAACGACAATGGCATCCGCTTTCCAACGGTGATAGGCGGCGACTGCTTTGGCGGCCCAATCGAGCGGAGACGCCTTCAGCGAACAGTCTTCTAGGACGTAACCCTTGTCCCCGTACTTTCCGGCGACGACGATGCCCGTCTCGTTCGAACTCTCTTTGGCGGTTGAAGCGGGGTCGATGGCGACAACGATACGGTCCAGTTCGGCGGGTACGTCGGCCCTATTGCGGGTTGCCATTTCATAAGTCCACAATGCGCCTTCGACATCTTCCAATAGTTCGCCTTCGAGTTCCTGCCGTCCGATTCGGGTTCCCTCATACCGGCGGCGCAACTGCTCGATCAGGAACGGGGGCAGGTTTGCGGCGTTGTCATAGGTGCGGCCCCGGGTTAGGTGAACCGTCTCCCCATCAACGAGACTCATGAGCAGGCGCATGAACGGGACCGGGGCCGGGGTTCCGGTAACGACGATGCGGGGGCTTCCCAAACGGAGGGCCGGTTGAATGATGTCCCAAAGAGCGAGTCCATACCGGAACGAGGCGGGTTCGTCGAGCCAAGCCCCGTGGAACTGTGGGCCTCGAAGTCTGTCGGGGGATGTGGCCGGGAACACTTTGGCCCGGGACCCGTTGCGAAGGACGACTTCGGTGGTTGTCCGGTTGTAAGAGCGCACACCTTGATCGAGTACGTTTAGAAGGCCGGACTCGCCTTCAACGCACACGTCTCGACCGTCTCCGAAGGTCGGCGCAACGATGGCCCAACGGGTCATCGGTCGAGTAACCATCTCGTTCGCAAGCCATTCGGCGGCGGTGCGGGTCTTTCCGAATCCACGTCCGGCCACGAGAAGCCATAAATACCATTCGCCCGGGGGTGGCATCTGTTCCGGGCGGCCAACGATTTGCCATCGGACACGGCCCTGAATCTCGACCGGCAACGCCGCTAACTGTTTGGCGGCCTGCTCTTTAGACAGGGCGGCGGGCATCGGTCACGACTTCAGCGATTCGGCAATCTCGATAATGCTCTTAGCAACCGCTTCGGGGTCGTTAATCGACACTTCCGCTTGGACCCGATCAGGGGCGTACAAGCCGAGATACTTCGCCCGGGCGTCGAGAATCCGAAGCACCGTGTTGATCTTGCCGGTGTCCCCCTTTCGAGCCTCCGCCCACACCCCTTGAAGGAGCCGTTCAAGCCGAGACAGTTCCTCCGCCAACAGGTCCTTCGCCGGAGCCTCCACGAGTTCAGCAAGTGCTTCCTGAACGTCTCGATGGGCATGAGCCCGCCCCGAATACTTCAACCGCTCCGCAATCTGTTCGTAGGTCAAACCCATCGCCCGGAGTTCAAGAGCCTGCGCCCGGCGTTGGGCCACCTCCACCTGCTTCGGTGTCGCCATGTCGGTTCTCCTTGTGTTCTGTAAACGAGGTTAGCAAATGGCTGGGGTGAGAGGTTTCGAACCCCTATTCACGGATTCAAAGTCCGTTGTCCTGCCAGTTGAACGACACCCCAAGGGTTATTTGGTGATGGCCTGTTGGCAGAGTTCGAGGAGGCGGACGGCGGGTTGGGCTCCGAGTGCTTCCTTGACAATGTTGGCTTCGTCGTTCGTGAAGGTGAGGTTGAGCCGGTAGATGGCTCGCTCTTTCTGAATCTGCTCTCGTTCCTCTTGGGTTCGGGCTTCTGCGATTCGCTTCTCTTGGACTCGGGCGGCTTCGATGGCGGCGGGGGTAAGGGCGTCCTGTTGGGTTCCTCCGGTGACGGCGGAGATTTCGCCCTTCTCTTGGAATACGGCGGCCTGCGGTTCCCATGCTTGGGTGAAGGCGGCGGCGGCCAACGCTTCGGGGGCCGGGATGTCCTCCAAGAGACGGTTCAACTCGTCGTCGGAAAGTTGGAGGGAGTCTTGGGCCCAATCGAGTGCGCCGAGACGTTCGAGGTCACGAAGGACCTCGGTTGCGAGTTCGATGTCTTCGGAACCTCGGGCTCGGTTGTGGCGGAGGGTGGCGATTCGGGCCTGCTCCAATGTCATTGGGACGACAGCGAGGGGCACTTCGGTGAAGCCGAGGTGGTTTGCGGCCCGCCAACGGTGCTCACCATCGACGATTGTGAACGGGTAGGTCTTGGCCTCGTCAGGGTCGGCGGTTCGAACGGCAACGATGGGTTGGGTGAAGCCATCCTCGGAAATCGAGCGGAGCAACAGGTCAAAGTCGGCGTCGGATTGCCGGTTGGGGTTGTAACTGTTCGGCTTGATCGCCGTTACTGGAGCGTAGACGATTTCCAGTTTTTCGAGGGCCTGATTCTTCTTAGCGATGACCGCTTTGCCTTTGTTGTTTGCCATGGTTCTCTCCTTGTTGGTGATGAGTCTAGTGGTCAGAAGGTGGGTTAGGGAAGTGTTCGTATTCGGGGTCTTGGAATGTAATGGATACTCGGGCCGATGACCGCTTTGGATTCACAATGGAGCGGCTCCGTTGGTGGTCCACGAGTGACGGGACGTGAAGGAAGTATTTGCGTTTCTGAATCCTGAACATCTCCGCCATCATTGAGTCGTCAGCGGTGGGATGCGATTCGTAAAACGGAGCCCATGCCGGGGACCAATAGAACTCGATGAGTTGCCGAGACACCTCCGCCGGAAGGTAAACGCATTGGTTCATCAGGTAGGTCGAGCCGAGACAATACCGGGAACCCACGGTTAGATCGGCTTTCCTCATGGAAAAGAACTGGATTACGTCCTCGGGGTGCTCTGCGATTACCCGTTCAACTTTGGCCGTAAAGTCTTTAGTAAGGATGATGTCGTCTTGGAGACGGATTACTGGTTCATTACCCGCCATTTGACAGGCCGTCAGAAACGTATCCATTAGTGAACGCTTCTGGTCCCAACAGACTTCCAAGTGGGGAATGTGGTGTTGAAGGTACTCGACCGTTGCGGCCCGCTCGGGAACGGCGGTAACGATGGTTCTAGTCATTGAGCCATCTCCCGCTCTTTGCCACGTCTGTCCTTTGGCGGTTAATGACGTAGTTGTCGGACGGGTCAAAGTGCTGTTGCCAGTCCGGGAGCAACCACTTGGGCATTATCCAATAGGTGTATCCATCCGGAGCATCGAGATACTTCCAAACCTGATTTGACTTGTAAAACGGTCGAATCACTCCATAATCACGGGTTGCTAATCGGACCCGATGCCAAACGGCGAGGCCGTCCGGAATGGATTTGCTCATTAAATACTCGTGAGGCGGGTCATACGCCTTCGTCGGTCTAAACGGGAGCACCGATAGTTGAGCAAATAGATCTTCGAGCGGGTCGGTCATCATTTCACCACGTTGGCGAACCGCCCCACGTCCCCGAACCCGGCCTAAAGAACTCGGGTTCAACGTAGGACAACATTCCGCCTGTGGCGGCGGCGAACGGGTCCCCAAGGTACATCGTCTCGGCGGCCTTTTTCCATGAGCCAATCACCGCATGACATTGGTAGCACTTGTTCGCTTGCGGGAACGGGGTTGAAGCGTGACGGGAGTGCTGAGCCAATACGGTCTTAATGACCTTCTCGGCCCGTTCCGCAATCCATTCCGGAGCCTCGTGGACACACTCCCGCCAAAACGTTTCCTCCCACGATTCGCCCAACATCCGGCGAGGGGTCACCGCCCGGCGGCCAAACTGGGCCACGGTTCGAACACCCGGGAGACGTTGCTCTAACTTGTCGAACCATTGGGGCCATGCCGTTCGAGCGATGGCGAGATTCGAAGCCCCGTGGATGTTCATGGTCGGCGGGCCGATTCGCAACTGGCCGGGCTTTACCCCGTGGCGGTGGAGAACGTCATAGGCCGAGTTGTAATCCCATTGGTTTTCGAGGATGGCCTTCCACACGTCGCCATCTTCCCAATCGTAAATCGGACGGATGCGGCGCACCCCGTACTTCTGCGGCTTTGTAATGTGCCCCTTGGAGGCGAACAGGCCACGTCTCCGGGAGAACGATTCAGAAATGCGGAGTCCGATCACCGAATACAGTTCCTTACCTTCGGCGGGTGGGAAGCGGGCCGGGGTGACCATCGAGTCAATGTTCTTTTCCGGGATTTCGTAAGCGATGTCCGGTGGTTGGCGGAGCCAGTCGGAGGGGTCGAGCAACGGGTCGAATACCCAAAAGTACGGTTGGCGACGGTTAAAGCAGTTAATGACCGGTTGCCGGGCGTAAATCCAATGGAAGTCGATTTCGGGTCGAGCGGCGATGCGTTCGGCGTATTCGTAAGAGCCGGGGAACATCACTTCCTCGTCTCTCATGATCACTTCGACGGGCAGGCGGTTGGTGATCGTGGCCGCAATCACGGCGAGTTCAATACACACTCCGGAGTCTTTGCCGGTTGAGAATGAGACAACGACCCGATGTCCCTGTTCGTACACTTCTACAAGCCGGTTGATGGCCTCGTTAAAGACGTCTGTTCCAAGGTCCCGGCGGCGGGTCGGTGCGTTCACGGTTTCCTCCCAATGACTACGGCATGGTAATGATAACGGGCCGGGATGAGCCTTGTCGCCCGCATGAGTCGAGAAATCACCTTTTCGGGGAGGACCCTGCTCAACCAGTCGGGAACCGCATTACAACCGATCACCCGGACCCCTTGGAAACCTGCCCGTTTCATGGCCTCTTTCATGGCCTGAGCCGTACAAAGCGGGTTGTAATCGTCGGTCACGTTGCCGGTGGCTCCCGGAGCCCGGAATCGTCGGAGCGGAAGATTTCCGTGGAGAAGGGCATACCCGTTTTCGGTCAGGATGTCGAAGGCCATGTTGTAGACGGCTTGATCGTGGAAGGCGTGGAGGGCCCAAAGAGCGGTAACGGTTTCAGCAGAACCGAGATAGGTGGAGTATTCAACGACCCGCTGGCGGCCTTCGAAAGTGTTTAAGTCGGCCTCGACTTGGGAAACATGGCCCGGTTCAATGCGGGAGGATGACGACACAAGGTCCGACATCATTTGCGACGATTCATCGACGGCAACGTAAATGAACGGTTCGCAAAGGTGTTTGATGAGTCCAGTCCCGGCACCAAGATCAACGACAACCGCCGATCTTGCGAACGGACGAAAGATGGACCTGATTACCTTGTCCTCGGACCGCCCAATCTTTGTGTCATAGAAGGCGTCATAGGTTTCCGCTACTTGCTTCCCGTATCCGTTCACCATTCTGTTCCTCCCAAACGGCTATTGCCCACCTTACAACGTCCGAGACGGTCACGCCGTCAAAGGCGGCCACCCGATTCAGAATGTCACGGTCGATTTGTGAAACACGGACGGCGATTACAACCGTCTGCTCCGGGTTAATGCCACGCTTTTTCATGTTGGGCCGCCGGTTTGCCAACGGTGCCCGCACTCCGGGCATCGGTGAGTGAACGGGGTCGGTTCAGCAAAGTCTGGTGGCACTCGATTAGCGGAGCGAAGCAGGGCGTCGATGTCATCCCCGTCGTAACCTGTTCCATCGAGGTTCCCTGTTAGGGCCATGTCTTTCAGCAAATCGCCTAACGTTTCGACGTCATAGGTGGCGAGGTCCGAAGTGCGGTTGTCTGCCAACAGGATGCGTTTCGCTGTGGAGTCGTCGCAATCGACCCAATAGACGGGAACACTCTTGAATCCGAGAAGCCGGGCCGCTTCAAGCCGATGGTTTCCGGCGAGAACATGGCCAGTCGAGCGTTGCGCCACAACCGTTCCAAACCATCCGTTCATTTGGATGCTCTCCGCAATCGCCCCAATGTCACCCTCTCGGGGGTTCAAGGGGTGGCGGGTGAGATCACCAACATTTACGTCCTCGATCATCCTGCGTTCCTCCGGTCGGTAATGTACCGTTCTATTGTGGACCGAATAGATTATGAGTTCCCGGAGCCTCCGCCGCCGTTGGGCCCGTGGATTGCTGAAGCGGTCTGCTCGGGAATGGACATCTCCCTGTTTTATCCCCCTTCGGGGCACCGGCCAATCGAGGCTTTAGAAGCCTGCTCCCGGTGTCCGGTCCGTCAAGAGTGTCTCGATTATGCCATCGACAATCACCAACATTGGGGCGTTTGGGGTGGCCTGACGGAACGTCAGCGGTTCACTTACAAACGGAAACGGCGGTTGTCCCGGGAATCAGTCGAGTTGAGCAACACGGTGCTCATCCGTTTCGACAATCCTTAACGCCGTGAAACACGGGTCCCCTTCGGCATCGACTTGATCGAACTCGTCGGGGAAAAGACCGATTCCGTGAGTGAGGCAGAACGATTTAACCCATCCCCGATTCAAGCCGAGTTGAAGCCACGCCTGACGTTCAGCAGTTTCGGAATCGAGCGGTTCGGTCATTTCATGAACGATAGGTGTAGAAGTCGTCGGTGATCTTGGTCATTCGAACTCGCTTGTCCACCTTCACCAAGTCCCCAATGAAACTTCGGGCGTGGTCGAGGGTGCGGAACGCCCACACCCCAACAGGCTTGTTGGTGGCGATCTCGTCGTTCTGAACGGTGTGGTTGGCCTGAACGAGCCATCCTCCGCCGGGCTTTTCGGTCTTTCGGACTTCGAAAATCATCGTGTTGCTCCTTGTCGGTGTCGGTCGGTCGAGACGACGGTTAGAACCCTATCACCGTTAAACCGGGTCATCCACTCATTATGGGAATCTTTCCATTCGATGAGGGAGCCGGGTTGAACCCGGGAACGGTATCGGCGGAGCAGGGGCATGGCCCTCTCGATGAACTGTTCGAGTGTTAGGTCAGACTCGAATCCGGCGATAGTTCCGTCATCGAGCAGTAGGGGTTCAAGTCCGGCGGTTTGGAAGTCGTCGAGCACCTTTCGGAAATCTGCTTCTCCTTGGAGCCGGTGGAGTCGGAAGTGTTGGCGGGTGATCATTTGAGACGTCCCGCAAGAGTGGAGTCAGCACGAAGGGCATTAACGAGAGTCCATGCTTCGATGTTCGGCAGTTGAACCCGGCCCATGATTTCGAGCAACATGGCGACGGTTTCCGTCAGTTCCTTGATTTCGGCATGAGCAAGGTCGAGTTCTTTCTCTCGGAGCCGGAGCAGGTTTTCGCTGTCCCACGTTTCCGAATAGGACTCATCGAGCGGGTTAGAGGTTTGGGGCATTGTGGATTTCCTTAATGAGTTTGATCGTGGCCTTTCGGCTTTTCGGATGTTCATGGCCGAGAACGCACAAATGGTTTAGGAAGTGTTCCCAAGCGTCCCGGAGTGGCCTGTATTTCGGTCCCTTAGACGTGGCAACGACGTGAGAGTGTGCGAGTCGGATGGCCCCAAGGATGCCCTCGTTGGCATACGTTTGGTGAAGATCGAGGGAGTCCACGAAGATCGTTCCGGCAGGCAACTTTGCTCGGACTGCTTCAAGCCACCAAAAGAACCCGGCTTCCGGGTTTATGGGGTGAAACACCGGCTCGTCCGTTATCACGATTGCGGAAGCCTCGTGGCACGTTGGCGAGTCGGACAGGCCAACAGCGGGCCCGGTTGGGTAGCCCCGTGACGGCGGCACCATTCACCAATGGCGGCCCCGCACGATGGGCAGGGGACCGAAGCGGGGGACGTTGCGGGGTGACTCATGCCGCCGATTCGCTTTCGGCGGCGGGTGTCGGATTGTCCAACGCCGGGCCCATCGGCGTTTCGAGAAAGTTCGAGACAAGACAGAACGATTCGATGCGGAGTCGGTCGGTCAAACGCTCCAAGGTCATCGAGAGGTCCCGGTACGCTTCCAACATCCGTTGCTTTACGAGAGCGGACGGATTGCTTTCCCGGTCGTGTTCGTCGCCAACCAGTTTCATCAGTTGAGCGATGTCGATGGCCAGTTTGACCGTTTGGTCCGCTTGGGACCGGCATTGTTCCAATCGGTCGGCGTTGGTCGGTGTTCGGTATGTCATGGTTTGCCTTTCATTGTTGGGAGGGGGTGCCGCTCCGGAGCATTTGGGGGGTTGGCCCCGGAGCGGCGAACGGGTCGGCTTGCCACGGTGCGGGCGGTGCCGAAGATCAGTCGGTCGGTCATGGTCTAAGTATGCCCCAAGGATTGCCCATAGTCAAGCCCTATCCGCAAGATTTCTAAATAAATCATGAATGGGGTGCGTTGGCCCTGCTACCCGGACGCAAAGCCCTTCGGTGCCGATGACTTCGGGAGTCATGAACACGAGGCCGATGAGATGCTTTGGTGAATCGTTAGGAATGACTCCCGCATCGACGATTCCGTCAATAGCGGCTTTTACCGTCGGGTAACAGGCGGCCACGTCAGGCATCGAGCGGCGGTCTTTCCGGAACGGTTGAGCGATCACCACTATTCGGTCGAGGGGCGGAACCTCCGCTTGGCGGGCGAGGTAATAGAACCGGGTTCGGCAGGCTTTGACTTCGGCGGCTCGTTTGTAATGATGCCAAGTCCTTTCAGCGTTTGCGGTCCACGGTTTCGTCGAGTCGAACAGGGTCCAAAGATCAGTTGTCATAGTTCGACCTTAGAAGCCCGATGTCCTTTGCCGCCGCCGGATGTTGGTGAATCCAGTCGTGACAGGCCCGGCATACCGCCAAGGCGTTGTCAGGGTCGAGGATGCTTCCACCTCGGGCCCGGGTCAGCGGTTCGTGAACATCGACCGGCGTGATTTGGCAACGGTGCTCCGGATGGTTGCGGACGATCAGCAAACCGGCTTCGCAACGGAGTCGCCGTTCCATGATGTCTTTCACAAACGCACTTCGCAAACGTTGTTCTTTAGCCCGCTTTGCGGACTGCTTTCGAATCGGCGTTCGCCGGAGCGGAGTCGTGGAACGTTTTAGTGGTGATCGTTTCATGGGCGGCATGGGCAGGCGTAGGCCCGTTCGAATCCGTCTTGATCGACTTTGATAATCCACCCGTCCCGGCAACCGCCTTTGCGGCAGGGCTCCCATTTGGGTCGGACTTGGACCGCTTCTTTGGCTCGATGTTGAGCCCGTAGGTCCCGGAACCGTTCGATGTTGGCCGAGTCCCGGAGGATGAGCGTCAAGTCGTTGTAGACGGTTCCCCGCTCGTTTTCCCCGGCGTGGAATGGCGAGTGTTTCCATCCTTCGACGGCCTCGATCACCTCATTGACCGGATAGGTCTTAAGGGCATCGACAATCTTTCGACGTCGTTTGTCGTCGAGTCTCGTCCGCCCCGGGTCTTTGCCGGTGGCCGCTACCCATGCTTCAAACACTTTCACCACTTCGCTCTTGGTAGGTGGGTCTAGGTCAATGGGTATCGTTTGGGCCGCATCCTTGCGGCTACCCTTGGCCGTACCGTTGCGGCTAGGGGTGGCCGCATCCTTACGGCTACCCGCATCTTGGCGGCCTACCGGAGCGGTGCGAATGACCCGATAAAGGTTCGTGATGTTTCGGACGTTCCCGGTCTGCCCGGTGCGAATACGTCTCTCGATCAGCAGACACTTGGCCGCAACGAGTTCGGCGGCCCATCGGTCCACGGTGTCGGTAGAACATCGAAGCCTGTTAGCAAGAGTCTGTCGGCTTGGGAAAGCGGTTCCATCATTCCAATCGGCGTACCGTGAAAGGACGGCGTAGAGGCGGAACGCCCCTGTTGATACATCGAGGTCAATGACCCATTCAGGTATTAGGGCAAAGGGCCCGATGTCGCTCGTAACGGTGATCTCGGCGTTCATAGTGGTCGATTTGGCCCGTGATACGGTTGGGCCATGAACAGCCCCCTCCCTGTTCATCGGTGTTAGTGGTGGCGGTGGAGTCCGCCACCCTACACCGTCATTCGCTAAGTGTCTCGACACCCGAGAAAGCATCCTTAAGGTGGTCGAGGGCTTGTTCAACGAGAGTCAGATTCGTCACCACGTCGATTTCCTCGCCGTCTGCGGGCTCCGAAGGTGCCGGGATGACCGTAGGTGCCTCGGGCTCGGGTTCGACGATTTCGGCGTCGATTACGGTGTCGTCTTGGTCAATCTGTCGAACGATGGCTTCAAGTTGTGACAGGGTAATCGGGTTGCTCCCTCGATCACCCCAATACCGGCGGGCCTTGTCCTTGTCCCCGTCGCAAGCCTCGATCAGCAACTTCTTTGCTTCGGCAGACCGAAGGAGAGGGTCGTCAAGCGGGTCATCGTCGGCAGGGATTTCGACGGCCATCGTTTCGCCGCCGAGTTCCTCCGGAACGTATCCGGCCCCTAGCACCACGTCGGGGAACAGGACCCGGCAAAGAGATGAAACGGCCCGCCATTGGAGCATGGCCGCTTCATACTGCTTCCAGTTGTTCTTTCCAAGGAGATTAGCGGCTTTGGCGTCGTCGGTGGAGAACGTGGCGGTGTGTTCGTCGCCGGTATCTTTGCGGATTCCGGTCGCCATCGCAATCCGTTTGCCGGTTTGACCCGGCAGGTCCTCCACGGAGATTTGAACCG